GGACCTTGGTGTTGATGTCCGAAGCAAGACGCTGATAAGCAGCCTTGCCGAGACGGCCTTCCTGGAGCGCGTCACGCAGTTCCAGCGCGTTAATGTTCCACGAGACGTTTTTCTTTTCGGTCAGCTGCGACGGAACCGAAAGCTGGGTAACGTCCTGCGCGGTGACAGCAGAACCGACGGTACGGGTCTGGCTGTTCAGGATGTAGGGCATTGGACGCCAGATGGTGTCGTTGGCGCGCTCCATGAGCTGGCCTTCGGTACCAAACTTGGCGGACGTATGCGACGCGCTTTACCGTGCCGATGAGCAGGATAGCTGCGCCGAAGAGGCGTATGATAATGGCTTCGAAGAGGCAGCAGGTGGTGGCTTTGGCGCTTGGCGTCTGCGCACCTGTTACGAAAACGAGGACGACGACGAGGACGAACGCCAGCGCATTCGGATCGAGCCGATTTACGATGCTGACACGTCTGTGTTCTTCGACGCCGATGCAAAGCGCCAGGACAAGTCGGACGCCAAGCATTGCTGGGTGCTCTACTCGGTCACGCGCGATGGCTATATCGAGGAATGGGGCGACGATCCCACCACATGGCCCAAGGAAGCCGCAACGACCGTCTTCGACTGGTCAACGCCTGACGTTGTGTACCTCGCGGAATACTACCGCGTAGAGGAGCGCAAAGAGACGATCCATGTGTTCCGGGACATTCAAGGCAACGAAGTCCGCAAGACGGACGACGAACTTGAGGATATGTCGGAAAGCAAGGATGAACTGACCGGCGAAGAGATTGAAGGCAGCGTCGAGGCTGGCATTGCGATGCTGGCCGACGAAGGCACGATCAAGCTGCGTGAGAAGCGCGTCAAGCGCCGCAAGGTCCGCAAGTACATCATGAGCGGCGGCAAGGTGCTTGAGGACTGCGGGCTTATCGCTGGCAAGCATATCCCGATTGTGCCGGTCTACGGCAAGCGCTGGTTCGTTGATAACGTTGAGCGCATGATGGGCCACGTCCGCTTAGCGAAAGACCCGCAGCGTCTCAAGAATATGCAGCTTTCTGCGCTGGCTGAGATTGCCGCGCTGTCTTCGTTCGAGAAGCCGATCTTCCATCCCGAACAGATGGCTGGGCATCAATTGCTTTGGGCAGAGGATAACCTGCGGAACAATCCGTATCTGCTGGTCAACCCGATGGAAGACGCCAGCGGCAATCCCATTCCTGCCGGGGTTGATTTTGAAATGCGCGTAATCATCCGGTTTGGACAATGCGACTTTCGTGTCCGGGTCTATCTTCTGGATGAACTGGCGATAGGACCAATGAGCCTTGTTTGGCGGGTTCATATCGTAAAACACGCGCGGGCGCAGCGGTGACGCCTCGCCATCGATAATCTGATCGGCCTGTTGCGCCAAGCGCGTTAAAGCAATCTGGATCGACGGCCACGGGATTTGAGAGACTTCGTTGAAGTAGATTGTGGCAAACTCCATGCCCAGCACCTTCTCGGCACGTTCGGCATCGTCAAGGCCCGCAAACCATATCTCCGACCCATTAGGCAGGGTCGCATACCAATCAGTCTTATCCAGCTTGTATTCGATGCCGGGGAACGCCAGCCGCATAACCTTCGGGAAGGTATCCAGCACGATCGATGCCTTGATCGCGTTGAAGCGATAGCGGAACATCACATGGCGGCTATTAGGGGCTTTCAATGCCCGCATAACGATGTTGCGGACGTGCAGGAACGTCTTCCCAGAGCGGGAACCGCCGAACAGCATCACATGCTTGGCAGAGCCTGCGCAAACGGCCTGCGCGGCCTTCTGGCGGGATGTTAGCTTAAAGCTCTGCGTCATGCTCGCCGGTCACGACGGTAACACCGCCCTTATGTTCGATCTGCTTGCTTTCGCGCCAATCATGCGGGAAGCGAGCGGCCATCGACCTGCTGTAAAGACTGGCCTGAAACTTGTCTGCGGTCAGATTCTCGCGGCCTTGTCGTTCCCACCATGCCTGCGAAAGTTGTTTCGCATGTGTAAAGGCTTCGAAAAACTCAGGGTGATCGGCGGGCCAGTTCTCTTCGACGGTCGCCCGAGTAACGCCGATTTCCGCTGCCATTTCGACAACGGAATATCCGGCTTTACCGAACTCAATGATCTTTGCGCAATAGGCCGGATCGTACTTGCTAGGACGCCCGACCTTGGCTGCTGGCTTTCCCTTAGGCATTCACTTCACCTTGATCCTTGCGACTGCGGTGTCGATGGCTTCGATGATGCAGGCAGCGATAACCAGCATCAAGCCCCGTGTTACCATATAAGGGTCTTTGCCGAAATACATCATGCCAGCGCCGACGATTGCCCAAGCCCATTTCATGGCAGATACCTCTCAGGCAATTCCCCACTTTCAAGCATCTCCATGATGATCGAAGCTGGGCCACTGATAGCACGGTCGCCAGTTGCCCAACGATGGATGGTGGAGCGATCTCCAATGCGAAGGACGCGGGCCGTCTGCGCTACAGACAGGCCCCTTGATTGGCGGATGGTGTTGAACTCTGTGGGGGTCATTTCTTGATAAATCCATTTTCACGAAGGTAATGCACGACATCAATGGCCATTTCTTTTACCATTCCAGCAATGTTGTCGGCCATATCCGATGCTATCAAAATGTCAGAATTTATGGGACTTTCTGACATTTCTTCGGCTGGTATGTCAAAAAGATGACAACACGTAGGACACCAATGCTTTCCTTGCACAATTGAGACCCTGAGTTGAGTTTCATCGTATGGGCAATGGCGGTCGACCTTTGCGGATTTTGTCATGCCATAAGCTCCGCCATAAGTTCATCGTCCGAAAGCTGGTCAAGGCCATCATCCTTGTTCATTTCCCTGATTGCTGCGAAACAAGCCTTGCGATGGATAGTGGCTTTGCGCTTCGATGCGCGATTTCCGATTGCAGAAATGAGATCGCAAAGATTTAGATCTGCGGCGATTTGCTGTTCGGTCGTCATTTCCGTATTCCCTATCTCGGTGGGCAGTGCCCGTTGCTGTTAAACCCCTTCTAAGTGCATCCGTAGCGCTTGGCAACAACTAAATGCACATGGACGGAATTATCTTTCCTCCCATTCCCGACAGAACGAATTAGGCGAGACGGTCGGATTGTAGAACCTGGGATACCCGTCTTCCTCACGCCCGACAAACACAGGCGGGGCGACCTTGCAAAACCCATGACGCTTGGCCGGTGCTTCAACGTAAAATGCGCAGTTCTGGCAGACTTCATCCATGATTGTTCTCCTTGTTGTGGGGCAGTGTAGCGGGGTTGGGGTGGTTAGGCAAGGTGGCACCAACTGTCCCTTGACGCGGGCGCGCGTACCGTCACCTTTATAAAAAAAGAAAGTCTAATTATCCTTTCCTGCGTAAGGGACGGTTGGTGACGGTCTATTCCGATTTTCACCTGTAACTGTCACCGACCGTCCCTTGTGCGCGCGCGCGATCATTCCTCGGGTTCGCCCATCATGTCGATGATGGCGTTGCGCATATCGTTGCGGCGCTGGCGTTCGGCTTCCGCCTTGGCTTCGAACATCGAATGCACGCCTTCCTTGACCTTCCATGACGGGGCATCGCCTCGCTTGCTTTGCTGTTCGATCCAGCCGAACGCCTCAAGCTGTTCGAATACCTTGGCTCCCTCTTCGCGGGTCAGCTTACGCATAGACCTGGAGCCGCGCTGGAGCGTCCGCATGGTGATATCCTCGATCCTGTGGGCAAGGATATACCCGGCAACGTCCCGCAACTGGTCATGGTCCTCGGTAAGTCCCACAATGCCCGCATAGAAGGCAAGGCTGTGGCGCATTATGTAGTTGCCAAGGAAGTCGGAAACGCGCGTTGCAGTGTCTTCCGAGATGAACACAGGCAACACGTCCGCGTCACGATGTTCGATGCAATGCCAGATGATGCAGAGCCGTGGAAACAGGCCATCGAACTTGCCGATATGGGCGGCCAGCTTTTTGTTAAAGCCTTCGGTCGAAACCACCAGCTTGTGATGCTTGGCCTCCAATTCCTCGCGGATGCGGCGGGCGCCATCGCTGAATTGCAGGGGCAGCGCACCTAGAACGCTGTCCGGCGCTTTCAGGCTGTGCAGGCGGTCAATCATCCCGTCATATTCGAAAGCAACGTCCTGCACCTCTTCATCCTTGCCGACGCTGGCCGGTTGCAGCACGATCGGGAAAAAGCGCTGTATCAAACCATCGTCGGTTGCCTCGCTGACAATGCGCCTGATTGGATCAGGCTGGACGCCGCCAAGGATCGTAACAGACAGGTTGTCGATAATGTACGATCCGCGCCCGACGCGGTTGACGGCATATTGCCCGCCACCGAAAGCGGTAAGCCAGAACGAACGATCCTTGGCCCCGCCCTTGCCGCCGCTGTACTTTTCGATGCCGCCAAACCATCCGGACAATTCGTCCTGCAAGCACATGATGCCGTCGGGGCTATACCGGCAAACCTCTTGTGCGGCTTCCATGGTGATGTCCTCGACGCGAAGGCGGGGGCACTGTGGCATAGGCTGGCCCGACTTGGTGCCGCCACCTTCCTGCCAGTCCGCAAGGGCCTTGTTGCCGGTATAAAGCATATCGGCATCAAGCGATTTAATCTTGCCGGTTGCAGCGCGCATGATCGGGCTTTTCTTGTATGACGGATCGCCGATCAACATCACCCAGATGCGGGCGCTTTCTGTCCAGGCCTCGTGCTGCTTGACCTTGATCCGGATGCTGTCTCTGATGACCGATGCGCAGGCGGCCAAAGCCGACATGGCAAGACCACCTGGATCAATTCCCATTTGATCGCCACGAATTCGGGCAAAGCGCTCGATGATGTCGGGCAGGACGCCTTGCGGCAGCTTCGGCGGGACATATTGCGCCCACAAGTCAACGGGTGCGGCTTCCGCAACGGCTTCCTCCTCGGCGCGTTGGCGTTCCTTTGCGAATGCACGAAGGGCCTTCGTGAAAGTCGCAGTTACGCTTTCGACGCCTTGCTTATCCGCTTGGTCGTTAAAGTCCTTGGGCAGCGTCGGGATGACAACCGGGCAACCCAACTCGCGCGCCAGTTTGGTCATTTCATCGGCGGCATTAAGATCCGCAGCCAAGACAATCGGCGTTCCGGTTTCCGCCAATTCGCGGGCAATGTGCCGCATATTGTCTTTTGAGAATGTGACGCACACCTGATCCGCTACGGCATCATGAATGCTATGGCCCGTCGCGTACCCCTCGCAAACAATCGTGCGCCCCATATGGACGCCGATCATCAACCGCCCGGCCTTTGTCGGCGCGCGCCATTGAAAGCGCTTAACCTTGCCATCATCGTTGATGGTCTGGACGCTGCACAATTCCCCATCCGGCCCGTAAATCGGCAAGATAAGGTTATCGCCTTCCATGCGGGCGCCAATGCCGTCGATCTTTTTTTTATCAAGGTACGGGTGGCCGTGGCAGTCGGTTGAATTATCCCAACGGCGTTGCGCTCTGGCAATAGCATTAGCGGTTTCCTTGCGCTCTGCCTCTTCCCGCTCTTCCATAATCCTTTTGCGAAGCTGCTTGTCTTCGTCCGACATTTCGAGCGGGTTGCCGCCGGTCAGGATCGAAATTGCCCCA